ACAGAGTAGATCGTCGGCAGCGTCAGATGTGTATAAGAGACAGACTTTTTTCCAAAAAAAGTTTCGGAAAAAATATTTTTTTTTATTTTGTTTTTAAATTCCGAAAAAGTATGGTGTTACTTTAAATCCAAATCCACAAACCATGTATAAATGAAACGTAGTACTCAAGTATACACAGACCATGTCTAAAACATACATAAAGACGAAGTGACTGTGATCAGTAAGAATGATTGAAGGTGGTAAGGGTGGTGCTAACACAAACGCAAACGGTCTTCCGTTTGAACAGTGTGTCCTTCGTGGACACATGTCTGGAAAGACATACTTAATCGGTGATAAGCCTTTCATCTTTCTCAAACAAGGTGACTTTGTAAAGCACATGACCGACTTGAAAGATCCATACTGGGACCATGGAAAAAGGCCTGATGGTGCATATGTGTCTCACGATCGTAAGACGATCATCATCATAGAGGTCAAGCATCAAAAGGTTGCGGGTACGGCCGACGAAAAGATTAGAGCGGGTCCATGTTTGATAGATGAATACAAGGTTCTTTACCCGTCCGTGAAACATGTTCATCTCATGTTCATAGTTAACGAGTTCTTTGCAAAGAAGAAGTATGAAATTGCTATAAAATTTAACGAAAAACACGGGATTCCCGTATTTTTCGCGAAACAAACGGATGTGTCCAAAATGTACGTGAACACGACATTACGTAAAATTTTCACATTTAATAAGGTATACACAGTAGACGAAGATGCCATCAACGACTGGATGACCGAACGATCACTTCAGTCGTGTTAGAGGCTGGATTTTTACTGTTTATCGCTCGCCTAGCTTTAATATCCGTCACAGTGTAATCAGAAAATGCATCTCTCACTAAATCAACCCCCGCGTTACTCATCACAAACTGTATTCCGCTCGATTTCGTCATCTCAAATAGTTCCTCGTGGTCTTTCATTCCAAATCCATCTTTTGTATATCCCACAAAAGATGTTTTCGTTTCCGGTGCATACGGTGGATCGAGGTACATGAAATCACCTGGTTTTGCTCGTCGCATGGCTTCTCTGAAATCACAATGTGTGAACTCTACTTTCTGTATGACCTCACTCACCTTTATGAGGTCTGGTACGGCGGGTGTCGTCTTGTAGTGCCCATAAGGTACATTGAATCCATTCGGACCTTCTCTATATACACCCCTAAAACATGTCTTGTTTAAGAATACGAACATTGCAGTCTTTTTCGGTGCACCTGTATTGTATAAGTGTCTCACCCAATAATAGTAACTTTCCTTAGACGTCAGCGCTTCATTTTCGTTCGTAGGTTTTCGGTTAACCTCTATACCTTTCAATGAATCATAAACATCGAACAGTTCAGAAACCTCTTTTTGTAATTCTTTCGGTCGAGTCTGTATATCCTTATACGTGTCTATGAGAATCTTATTTAGGTCATACGCATAAAATTTACCCTTGACATCCACTTTTTCGAGTGCCGCCAATAACACGCTTCCACCACCCACAAAAATCTCGTGATAATTATTTATTTCAGAAGGAAAAGCACCTAAGACATCTTGTATGATTTGTGTTTTTCCACCAACCCACTTAAGAAAAGGCTTCATAATTCTATATAAGGTCTAAGTTTTAAGTCATGGAAGATATACGCAAACACCATAACGAACAGAAACGTGATTTGATACGAGCAGTATCAAAAGAGGGTGACGCCGTGTTAGATGTTGGATGTGGGTTCGGGGGTGACATAGGAAAGTGGAAACATGCGAAAGTCAACGTGAGTATGTGTGAACCATGTGAAGATGCGCTCGAGGAGGCGAAGACACGGGCGAAGTTTTATAAAATGCAGATCAATTTTTATCACGGGGACATCACATCCGTTCCAAACAGAAAATATGACACAATATGTTATAACTTTTCATTACACTACATATTCGAGACGGAAAACCTATTCATGACCACGACCAAGGAGATCGCCAAACGTATGAAACCCGGGGGTAAGCTCGTGGGTATCATACCAGACTCAAACCAAGTCATATTCAAAACACCATTAAATCACGAAACAGGGAGTTTTTTCGTGATGAAAGGAACGAGTCACGGACAATTCGGGGAAAAGTTGTTCGTACACTTGGTGGACACACCATATTACCAAGACGGTGCGAAATCCGAACCAATCGCACACAAAGATTTATTAGTTACACGTTTAGAAAAACTAGGATTTAGACTGAAAACATGGGAACCTCTTCGCGGAAATTCCATATCGGAACTCTACTCGAAATTTATATTTACTTATAAGAGATGATGCTCGTCATTCTATTAGTCATTGTAAATCTATTGATACTTTTAAATACAAAACAACCAGAGAATCTAATCATCGTCAAGGAACGGTACGCGCTCCTCAGGGAACACCTGCGTGAAACGAACAACGAAGAATTCCAAAACTTGTGTCATGAGATCCCCATCACGGCACACCACAGAGCCCAAGGTGGGAGTGTTGGGTACAACGTGAACAAGGGCTATGAGATAGGCATCTGTGTAGACGGAGAACCAAACGAAATCATGCACGTATTGATACACGAGTTGGCACACTGTACAGTCAATGAATATTCACACAGTCAACAGTATTGGGAAAATTACGACAAACTCAAGACGATGTGCGTCGCCATAGGTGTGTACCAAGAGATACCAGAGAAGACTAAGTTCTGTGGTAAACACATTCAGGATAAATAATATATGTGTATCATAAATGAGAGAACTTCCACTCCTTATATTCCTATGGGTTTTGACGTTGTTAGCTATATATAGCCCATTGCTTACCAAAAAATTGAAACCAGAGGTCAAGAAATGGATCAACGTCACCTTGCTTACTTTCGCGATTCCACAGCTCATCAATCTGATTGCGCGCGCACACAAACAGTTCGGCAAAATGGGTGTCGATTATAATTTCATGTTGTGGAGCTCACTCATGACATTTGGTCTATTCGCGGCGTATATTCAAAATGATACACTCGCGGATAAAATCGGGTCGTTCGGGGGAGATATTGAAAGTACAGGAACTACTCTGGCACTTTTAATACCCTCATTGATGGTTTCTATGATTATTAACTATTACATGCTCGGTAAACAAATCTACGTCCACTACATTTAAGCGTAACGCTTGAGGAGGAAGAATATACCAGCCGCGACGGCACCTGTCGCCGCGAGACCAACTGCACTTCTGTGTCCTTGTTCATTCAAGAACTGTGGAACGTAGTTGGCGAGCTTTTCTTGAACAGGCTTACTAATGGCAGCCGCAGTACACGCCGCGACGATGACGGCTTGCATCTGCTCATCAGTAAGGTTGAATGGGTTCTTGTTTTGTGGAACCGCTTGTTGTTGATGTTGTTGCTGAACAACCATGGGTTGTTGCATGACAACTGGTTGTTGCACGCGTGGATCAGCCTCCATCATTGGGGGTTCAAGTGGCATCTCTGGTTGGCCCATAATGTCGGAGATTGGAGTGGAATCCATGGTCATTTCTTTATTTTGACTCACATTTTTTTCGGGTTGGTTTTGTTGCATGAAAGAAGTCGTGAGAGGCACCATTCCATCGTCATTTTCAGAGAGATTCAACGTCCGGACGTCAGTCGACATTTATGTAGACTGACTTTTTTGAAATCGTTGAGTAACGCATCGTCATTTTCGTTTCGTAACCGTGAGACGTGTTTTCTTGGTGGCATTCTTCGCATCCGCCTCCTGCTGTTCCAAATATTTTGGATTGTACGTTTTCTTGTGCATACTCCAAAGTTGTGGACTCCCAACCCTGAACCCATTTCTTATTTTAGCCTTGTACCAAAAGACACAATCATGCAGTTTGTTACTTTTAACGGTATTATCCAACACGAGACACTCGTAGTTTTCTGTACACGCGTCCATTACTTTGCAGAACATATCAAAGCTCGGAAAAATACCAAAGAAGCTTTTATAGAGCTTTTCTCTGTTCTGTATGATGTTTTCCCTGAGTATAAACACATAATCAACATTCGCACGAAGCGCTGGTGGAAGGTCCATGACATACTGCATCGTCAACATGAAGAAGATGTTAAAGTGCCTCCCGTTCATGAAACACTGACGTATCCTGGTCTCTTTCAAAAATTTGGAATCGTACATGCAATCATCTAGAAGCATGAATGCCCCGTTTGTTTTGTTCTTCCCTTTGGTACCCACAAGCTTTCTCTGCCTGGATAACACCCTGTCTACTGCTTCACCATCGTAATCTCCGTAGACACACACGTCTGGGATGAAATTTCCGTAAAAGTGGTTCCCTTCTTCTGTGCCTGATAAAACAATCCCCGCTGGTATGTGTTTCTTGTAGTACATGATGTCCTTCACGAGCGTTGATTTACCTGTGTTACGTTTACCAATGAAGACACATATCCGATCATCGTCCATGGTCTCCGGTTTGAATTTCCGCAACTGAATATTCATTCTACTTTAGTGTCTCGTTTTATTTAGCAAAATTTTACTCACAAATAATAGGAATGTCGGGTCGTTTGACGCTCGCAACCACTGGTATCCAGGACAGATGGCTGACCGAAGAACCACAGTATTCACACTTTCTTTCTCGTTTTAGAAGACACACAAAGTTTTCCTTTGAGCAAATAGAAGTTCCGTTCCAACGTTTTGAAGAGTACGGGAACGAAACCACCGCTCGCATACCAAACAACGCCGGTGACCTATTGAAAGGTGTCACCATAAACGTGGACCTTCCACCTCCCACACCCGTAGCTGGACAAGGGTCTACGCATACACTCGCGACCGGATCCACAAACGGGACTCTATATGTAGACTCTGTGGAAACGAGTGAACTCCCAGTATACCAAGGTGTGGAATACATGTTTAACAGCTCGGAAGATATGAATATTTCGGGTGTAGGTGTGAATGATTTCACAAAAGAAAACTTGGGGGGTGGAAATTACAGAATAACACTTAACATACAAATAAACATCATCGGGGATTACACTACCACTGTCATAACGTCGGTGAGTGATCCAACTAAATTTCTTACACTCAAAGTCAAACAAATCCGCTGGAACACATCTACACCCACGAAGATGATTAAGTATGCAGATCTCGTCATAGGTGGTCAAACTATTCAGCGCATTACAGGAGAATTCATATACATGTATAATCAACTTCATTACACACAGAACGACGTAGACTTTACACTCGTGGCAACGACACTGCATAACAGTTATCCCATCATTAACGATGCCACATACCCACAATTTACAAACTTTCAAAAGTACAAAGTTCAGTTACCATTCTATTTTAACAGACACCCCAGTCTCGCCATACCAATCTGTGCTCTCAGGAGTCAGCTCGTAGAAGTGAAGGTCAAGTACAGACCAGTTGATGAACTCATTGTAGAGTACGACATGACAAACCAGACATATTCCACGACATCCATCAAATGTGATGTTCAATTGAGAAACATGAGCCTTTTTACTGATTTTGTATACCTCACAGAAGAAGAAAAGAGCTTCATACTCACGAGACCCATCGAGTATGTGATCACTCAAACGCAAGTCGCCGAGATACGCATGGATCCAGGTGTTTCTAAACGTTCGGTGATGATTAATTTCAAACACCCAGTCAAAGAATTATTTTTCATCGCTACGAACGACACGACACGCGCGCATGTACCCATAAAACATGTAAACTTGAAATTCAATAATAACACCGTGATAGATGCAGATAATCTCCAATTGTCTGCCGACCAACCCTTGAAACATCACACCAACGCCATAAACGAAAACTATGAGTTTGGTTTGTATAGTTTCTCTTTGAAACCTGAAGTCTACTACCCTACTGGTCAAGTCAACATGAGCCGTGTCATTCATAAACTCCTCGAGGTTGAATTGGATGGGCCAAACGCGTCTCATGACCACACACTCCGAGTGTATGCTTCGAATTACAACGTTCTTCGTGTGAATGGGGGCATAGCTGGTTTAAAATTTTAGAGTCTAATATTAGTAATGGCCGGTAGAGTTCAATTAGAGGCCGTGGGTCCACAGGACAGGTTGTTCACGGATGATCCAGAATACACATATTTCATAAAAAATTTTAAAAAGCATGGAAACTACTCAAAGTTTTACACGGATTTGGAGTTCAAGGGTAACGTAGAGTTCGGCGAAGAATTGCGATGTACCATTCCACAAGACCAGGGTGATTTACTCAAAGGTGTGAGTGTTAAACTCACGCTTAATCCAATTGATCAAAATTTGGTGAGTGGTTACGATCACATCACATATTGTGAATCCATCGCACAAGCCATGATAGAGTACATCGATATTTACATAGGTGGCTCTCTCATCCAACGTGTCCCTTCGGATATGTTAGCCATACACTCCGAATTGTATGTGACACAGTCTAAACAAAGATCCTTGGCAAAACTCGTGGGTAAACCATTCGAGATATTCTCCGTGTTTGATGATTATTACAAACAAATAAGAGAAAACCTCCTCGCCGAATCGAAGGTCGAGACGTCTTACAGAGTCGATATCCCATTTTATTTCCACGAGTATCCAGAACTCGCGATACCCTTGTATGCTATCACGAAACAAGAGGTTGAGATCGTCATAAAATTACGAAAGGTGGAGGAGTGTATATTCGCAGTGAACGACCATTCCGTGAATGATACGAGCGAGAGTTACTACATAGGTGAAAACCCAACAGGACTCATTAAAGATATAAAACCTACATTTGAAATGGTGAGCCTCGACGAAAAGTTTAAAAAATTCCCCAGACGCTTAGACTACACGATTACACAGACGCAACAAAATCAAATAGATTTGAATGCGGCTGATGGTAGATACAACGTAGCACTCGAGTGTAACGAACACGAAGCCCGTTTGAAATTTAGAAATTCAGTCAAGGAACTATTTTTTGTGGTACAAGACAAGTTTGACAACAACCCAACCACAGTGAATGATTTTGCGACACCGTTCCAGTATTCTTCTTTAAACAACTTCGATAGTCACGTGTTTTTCACGAACAGTGAACAAGTAAAATACATCGGGATGACCCTCGATGGTGAAGAGGTTCTTAATGATGTCACCGGAAATTTGGTACAGGTAAGAGCTATTCAACCAGGTAAACATCACTCGAGAACTCCTATTTATCGTCGTTTTTACATGTACAATTTTGGTCTAGAACCAGAGCGATGGTACCCCACGGGTCAATTGAACTTCTCTAACATAAAGAATCAATTGATAAAAATTGGTCTTTTCGACTACCCATACACACCAGACAAACAACTTAGAGTATACGCACAAAGTTATAACATACTCCGTGTGGAGAACGGAACTGCTAAACTTTTATTTGAAACATAATGAAGACAGGTTTTGATCCCACATACGATGCGAGTGCTCAAAACGAGCAACTCGCGAAAACAATGATTGATATTATCACTCCAGTGATTGAAAAGGGTATGATACTCGCAGCCGAATATGCAAAGGCATGTGGACGAAATGCGGTACTCGTGCAAGACGTGGAATACGCGATGAAATATTGCGCTATGCACGAAGTAGGTCAGCAGATCGGTTCGTATTTCCCAGAGATATACGAAGATGATGGAGACGATTTAGATGACATGGAAATCGTAGAAGAAGGTGAAATGGAATTCACTCGGTATACAGGTGATGAACAGAGGTTCAAGGCTATGAATGACGCAAAGGATTCGTGGGACACGTGGGTCCCATCGAATCCGACAGAAGAACTTATAAAAAATGCTATAGATAGTAATGGACAATGATCCTGAAGGATGGACCGAAGTAGAATACAAGGAGTTCAAAGCAGACGACGCGGAGTCAGATTCCGACTCGGATTCCGAATCGGAATCGGAATCTGACAAACCAAAGATGAAAGGGTATCAGAAGAAGGAATACAAGAATATACTTTTTGTAGAGGAACTACTTCCAGAATAAATTTTCTATGGCTAATATATAAAATGTCTACTGCTGCTGAAACCGTTACTCTCGTCAGCCAAGAGCTTGAATCCCAATCCTTGAACGCCGTTGCCGCTGGATTCTCCTTCGCCGCGGCCCTTTCTTGGATGGACCTCGTCCGCTGGATCGTCAACCAAGTCATCAGCGTCAAGAAGAATGGTGGCATGAACTACACGCTCACCGCCCTCTTCACGACCTTGTTGTCGATCCTCGTCTACTTGGGATTGTCCCGTGTTTCCACTCGCGTGCAAAAGCCAACGCAACCACTCTACGCGGTCACCCGCTAAGTTTTCTTTTTGGTCACGAGCATCAGGACAACACCGACAAAAACTATCAAAAATATGGATACGAAAGCATCCCATCTACGCACATCCTCAAACTCAGGGATGTGCACAGGTGGCGGAAGGTTAAAATCCTTCTCAACTTTAGGCACATTCTCCAATTTATCAGTAGAACATGTCAAATTTAGTTTAAGTATGTGATTCGCGTTTCTAAAATCATATGGTATCAACCGACCATTACTACTGTAATAGAACTGTATACGTATACTCGAAATAGTTTGTTGCGCACCCGAATCAAAGTTATGTTCTATGGCATCTTCACTTCCAGAATAGTTTATGACGTCTCCACACACAAGTATTTTACCCGTATAAAAGGGTGTGTCTGAATACACAGTCTTGTTAAACTCATCGGAACCACTACTCAATTTCATGACGAATGCATCTACCCCTTGAAGGTTAATTGAACCCGTTTTCAAACTGTTACCCATCGAATGTTGATTATTGGATGTGAGACCAAGCACGTCATGAGGTGTAGTGTACGTATTAGACGACGTGTATCCGTGTATACCGTCATAGAATCTAAATGTGAAATCGTTCGTCACATTACTTAAAACTATATCATTCGTAGTGGATGTATATGTAGCTGAATCTATGATAGATGATTTGCTCTCTATTTCACTCGCGATTTCAACACCACTATAATTCCCGTTATCAAGTGTGATGGTTTCAGTCACGGAGGCCGTGTTTAACGTAAACGTGTTATTTCTGTCGTGTATTAACAATTGACTGTTGTGAATTCGAGCGGACACGAGTGATATTTTAGACACGTTATACACTGGATTTTTCAGGTGTATGACATAGTCACTGGGATCCGGGTAGAGAACCGGGTCTCTATCACCACTATCTATGTCTAAGGTATGGACCTTCATTAAAATATATGGACAATATTTTAATGAGTGTATTACTCTAAAATAGGCTAAATTAGCACAAGTGGTGTGCCAATGGGTTGTTCATGAGTTGACGCTTGGCGACAGAGAGACTCGCCTGAGAAGCGTGTGGGTTCGCATTACCCTTGTATGGGTTGAGATCGTAGTAAGATGAGTTCGTGTACTGTTGCGTCCACCCAGCGCTTTGTGGGTTCACGCGACCATCCACACGCGTGGTATCCGAACGAACAGAGGTAAGCATACCACCTTGGTTAAGTGCGTCGGCGCGAACGTTCATACGACCTGGATTCGAGGAACGGTTCGCCTTACCACGACGTTCATCTGGGCGGAAACCATATTTTTGAAGCTCTTCCACAGTGTATCCGGAACCGTACACGCGCTTTTCTCCGATGGCGGCCGCTGGAGACTCCAAGTAACCGTGTCTGTAGCTGTTGATACCTGGTTGTGGTTGGTTCATGTAAGCATATTGCTCGATGTTACCATCTTTCTTGTTTCTCGTTGGATCTTGAGACACCGTGCTGGCTGGAACGAAACGTTTCGCTGGAGCGACATTGAGTGTATCCGTTCGAAGACCAGTCTCCGAGCGGTTGGTCGTGCGCTTCGTGCGTTCATGTTCACCTCTACCGGTGATACCAGACATACCTTGCGCTCGCCCAAGAGTGGTTGGCAAACGTTCTGGAAGGTACGCCGTCTTTTCTGGTCGGTTGTGAGACACAAGACCGACCAAACCACGGCGACCACCCTTAGAATCGTACGCTGGACCGGATCTACCTGGGAGTGTTGTCATTCTGTAGGCACCCACGTTTTCTGGGTTCACGCGCAAAAGCTGTTGGTAACCCCCATAAGACGCCACGGATGGATCTACACCGAGACCCGGACCAACCAATTGTTTCTCGACGGGAGAAACATTGTTCATCCTGTTGTTATCCACAAAGTATTGGTCCGCTCTGTTTCTAAGCTGTTCACCACTCGTTCTAAATTGAGGGGCGATCTCAGCAAAGTTTGAAACGGCAGCTTTTTGTCCTTGTGGAATTTCGACTTGTTCAATCGGGTAGTTTTTTGGTTCAACCACACGATTCACGGCCACTTGCTGAGCAACTTGAGGGGGCACGGGTTCATATGCCTCCTTTGGTTGGCTCAACTTTCTGCCCGCGTATATAAGACCTGCGATAGCTGCTACAGATATGGGATCAGCCATTCTTATTTCTTATTGATATTTTTATTTACATACCTTTGCTGAAACAAACCATTTTGCACCTCGGAACGGGTGCTCATTGGTTCGTAGGTCATAGATTGCAAAGGAAGTTTGCACTCCACATTTTGGAGTGGGAACAAATTTTGTTCATATGTCTTCGCGAGTACCTTATTAAAGCGAGAGGTCGATTGTGGACGGAGTTCGTCGCTCGTGTCAATAAATTCCGCTGGAGCACCCTTACCCGCCATGTATGGTGCCGTGCCGTACACCATAGTGTTTGGGCGACTGGAACCATAGTTCAAGGTGCTGGGCTGAGGATACACGAATACTTCTTCGGTAGCACAGTTTACTGGAACGGCTGGGTTTTGAACCAACTTGAGACCGGGCTGCAATTGGTAAGCCATTTATTATTACGTGAGATTTATTTATTTAGGCGTGGGTGAAGCCATGCATGCCACTTCTCTTGTCCCCATTTGGGTCGAGGCCGGCGAAGGCTTCAAGTTGGACACCACGGGCATTTGGATTACACATAGATCCATCCGTCTTACACATGGGTGCGTTCTTCTTTCCATACAACCATTCCGCAAACTTGGTTTGATCACCGGGTATGGTGGACACTGGAGAAGACACAAACTGTCTCGCGATCGCATTTTGCTGATACATTGGCATAGTGGATCTCGAGCGCGCGGGGCCGAATGGAGTGTCACCCACGACAAATGCATCGGTATCGGCTCTCACGGTTGGGTAAGAACACGCTGGGAGTCTGTTTGGATCATCGCCCATGAGCACATTCGCCATTGGATTCTCTTTGGTTGGCAATTGACACGAGGTCGCCACACTTTCGTAAAATTCTGTGGAACTCGCGACACCTTCCTTCACCATGCCTGAACGTTCCATAACATAAAGAACACCGATTGCGGTTGCGGCGAGTACGAATATCCTGACATCACGTTTGATAAGGTAGTGAATAGATGCGGCATATATTATGAACCTAGAACCAGCATTAACGCGTTGCGCTGAAGACTGGATGTTGGTTGGCCAGAATTCGAGAACTTTGTCACTTCGCACGAGTTGCTTGGGATCTTCAAACCAAGAGCTCATTTATATATAGTAGTTTTATTTTTTCATCATGCCACCCAACATACCTTGCATGGTCTTCATGAGTGCGGATTCATCGATGTTTCCACCTTCCATATCGAGTTGGTCGGCACACTGCTTCGCAACCTTCTCGATCATGGAGAGAGTGTCTTCTGGGATAGAACTGATAGTGGTACCGAGCATGTACAAAGTTTGAATATACTGCCAGATAGCATCCTTCGTTCCTCCAGAGACGCTCGCCCAGTGTCCTTCGAGATTGATACCCTTCAAGAATTCGAGGTTTTTCGCTTCATTCAAGAAGAACGTATCATCCTTCGCGGAGATCTTGTCCGCGAATGGAGTCACACCCGCCATGAAACCGTCGACGACGAGGCGTGGGTTCGATGTTCGCATGAGCTCAAAGCCCGACATACACTTTTTAATACCTTTTTCTTCTGGAAACGTCTTGTGAAGTTCCGCAAGAAATTGGCCCATCATATCATTGAAAGCGGTTACAGAACTCATTTTTACTGTAATCTATACTATTTTTATCTTTAAGCAAATGGTTCTGTTGATATGGTCTCCTTACCTCCTATGCCGTTAGACACGATAAAATAAACTAAAACTGCGTTAAGAAAAGCTGGTTTGGAATAAGCACTTGTTGGGAGTTTTCCTTCGTTATTGAGCTTCGCCTTTACGTGGACGTAGCCTGCCGTGATGACACCCGCGATGATAGCGGCCCAAGCTGGATCTCTAAGGTAATCTTCGAATTCCATTTAATAGTAACCAACTTTTTTTGCACGGGTTTCGGGTGCATCCGGGAATAACACGGGCTCTTCCTCCTCCTGTTGCATAGCCATGGGTTTACTTTCCGTAGAAATGGTCTTGAACTCGTTGTCGAATGGAGAAGTTTCCGGTTCCGCCTCACCAGGTCCTTCTTCTTGTTGTGGGAAGGAATCTTCACCTTCTACTTCCATGCTTGGCTCTTCCATGGATTCAGACTCTTGCATGGGTTCAGACTCTTGCATGGGTTCTGGTTCCTGAATTTCATCCGAAAAATCTGGGTCTTCCGTGTCTTCCATGTCGCCACCAAGATCAATGTCTTTGTTTTCTTGAGACATGTACGTTTGGAGGATTTGTTGTACTGGAATTAGTTCACGAACAGACGCCTCGATGGCAATAGAAAATCGCTCGTAAAGCTTCTCATCTCTTGCGTACTCGTTTAGGTTTTCAGAAAATATATATGGATCCTTGTAAAGTTCCTTCGCCACGTTGTTGTAACACGTCTGAATGAATGTCTCATTCGTTGGGAGCTTGAGCGAAATCTTCTTGTTATCCTTACCGAGTCGTACGGACGAAAGAATCTTAACGCAACTGACAAACACGGCCGCGAGGAGATCATTAAACCACGCACACCTGTTCGCGATGTTATCCGTGTGTTGCTTAGACATGCCTTCGTTCCAGTTTGGAACTTCCTTGAGAAGCTTTTGGAACATCATCAACACCTTTCTCCCTTTAGACATCGTGTACGCCTCTTCGTACATCTTTTCAAAATTCTCAATCATAACTGGACACATGAGCTCACATAATTGGCCTACGTATTCACGCTTGGCTTCTACTAATATATTGAGGTTGTCCATTTATGATTAAGTGAAATTTTTTTAAAATCATTTTCCCGCATTTCCCCTGTACTTATTGGCGACCTTCTTCAAGTTAACAAAAGATGGAAAGTCACCAAAATCTTCTGGGGCCACGGTTTCCCTTTGAGGTTTGTTTTTCTTAATGGACCACGTGATGAATATTTCGTGTTCACCCACGAGTCTCGTGATGAACCCACCTAAATCGAGTTGTCGTTTAATATAGTGCGTGGCCTTTATCCTATCGAAGGCTGGGTATCCGACCACGAAGTTTGGAATCTGCACGAATAACTGTTTGTTTCCAAATTCTACGGTCTGACGAATCTTCTTGGATATTTGTTCGTAAATCTTCTTATACGTTTCCTTTCTCAGTTGATTCTTTTTTTCAGCTATCTTTGAAATCTCATTGACACTGATCATTACATTAGTGAAATTAATTATTTTCCAGCAATTTGGGGCGCCCGTACAATTCTTCGGTCGTTGGGATCACCTTCTCTATGAGTGGTGTGTTTCTCACGAAATTCAGTTCATTTTGTCTCACTTTGGAAAAGTCTTCGAATTCACGAATGTCTTTGTCTGTGGTAAACATCTTTGTGTCCGCGGGTTTATCAACATCGAGTGGTTGTGTACGAAGAGAAATCACGACGACGACTGGGTTCATTCTGCTCACTTCACTCATGTACTTAGCGATGATGAGCTTAGTCGTGTCGATCTTACCCGTCTCTTCATCAATGAATTCTATTGGAACGTTCGTGGTATCACCCAAATCCGGTTCGTCGACACCCAACGTACGAAGCGTCGCTTGCATGTTAAAGTCGTTCCAGTTCACCTTGTTTGGATCATCCATGATACGCACATCCGACGAAACGGCGAATGCGTATGGGAATCCACCGTGTTTCACGACCATGAAGTTACATCTGTATACTTCATCACCCGTGGCATCATGTTTAAATTTCCTGACCTCGGTGGTTTGCACAATGTAAGTACAGAGTCCAGTGATTTCTTGAACGCGCTTGTTCACCGCGAGCACGATCTTTTCCATGATATCATTTGACACTTTAACGTTTTCGATGCGTCTGTACTCCGTGAGGTCGAGTACATTTTCGTCTATGTCATTCGTCTTTGTCTTAGTAGAGAACTTCTCTGTCCTGGACATCAAAAAGAGTACGAGTAGAATCAACAGTACCAAGTATAGTATCCGCATTAATATATGTTCACAAAATTTTTAGTCATCGAAAAAGTTTTAGAAAAAAAAATTATTTTTTTACTTTCTTTTTTCTAAAAAAAAGTTTTGAAAAAAATATTTTTTTTATTTTTGTTTTTATAAGAAATTTTACTATTATATACATTTTATGATAAATTCAAACCAAAAGACGGTGTTACATATATTTCGATTTCACCCAGTTTCGGTCCGCTTTAAAAATTTTAGAGAGTTTTGGATCCGTGGTTCTGAACAGTATCATCAGAACATTCAAACGCCTGAACAGACCGAGAGGTGGTTCACCTGTGCGGATGACCTTCGCCAATGCGCGGTGTCTGGCGAGTTCAGATTTATCACGGACGTCGTGATACCCGTGTTCACTAAGTTTACCGTTAGACCTAATAGGGATGATGACCTTCTTTTTCATTATATAGTGTATCCAGAAAATATATAAACTGCGCCTGTTTAAGTTAAAGTTTTTAGTCCCATAATTTAATAGATGTCGCTTCTGATATACAGTCCAAAGTGTAGTCACAGTCTAGATCTCATAGACTACATCAAGAGACACCCACAGTTGGCGCAATTGGTGAGTTACCACAACGTGAATCTCAAAGGTATTCCACCGCAGTACGCACACAAGATAAACCGCGTCCCAACCATGCTCACAAAGAATGGTAAACTCTTGATAGGAAATGAGATACGTAATTGGCTCGAGTCGCTTCTCCCAGTCGATGACATAGGCACGTGTGGTTTCGGTGGATGTTCCATGACCACATTCGATGGTGAATCGAACTCGGACATTTTCAGTTTAGATGATTACGGGCGCGCACTCCAACCTGCGATGACACCCGATCTCGAGGAAAAGATAAATCGTGACGTATCCCAAGCCTATAACACAGGCATAAAGAAATAGGGAGTGTTTTAGGCATGAAGCTCGCTACGATACAGGCGAGTGCTATAAAATCGACTTTCGAGGTACTAAAAGACATACTCAATGACGTAAACGTCTATTTCAAACCTAGTGGTGTGTATATCACCACACTCGATACGGCACGAACATCACTCGTTGACATGTTTCTCTCGTCGGATAATTTCGAAGAGTATGAGTGTGAAAACGAGATTGTCGCGGGTATCAATGTGTCTAACACGTTCAAGCTTTTGAAATCCATAACAAATAACGATGTGCTCATGATTAGAATCGATTGCCGAGAATTCATGAACATCGAAATTCATAGCGAAACTAAGAAGACGTCGACAAAGTTTGCGCTCAAACTGCTCGATATCAACGAAAACCAAATCGAGGTTCCGGAGATGAACATGACTACGGTGACGCCTATGCCTTCTGTAGATTTTCAAAGAATTTGTCGCGACATGTATAACATAGGTGGTGACATAGAAATCTCTCGAGATGGTAAAGTTCTTCGTTTGAAATGCGAAGGTGATTTCGCAAACCAAGAGACGGAGATCCAATGTACGGAAGAGAGTCAACGCATATGTGGTACGTATTCCCTTCGGTACATGAACATATTTACGAAAGCAACAAGTATGTGCTCAACCGTTCAAATCATGCAAGAGGATAACAACCGTTTCCTCATATTAAAGTATAATGTCGCCAATTTGGGTGACTTGAAATTCTACCTCGCCACTAAAGAACTCGAAGATCAGTAACGTATCCATCAAGTGTACTGACTGTTTTGGTCCTACCGAACACGTTCTTTAAACGAATGCTTGGATACATAGTAGAGAGTGTTTCTTCATCGTAGTAAAGCATGTCGCGTATACGAACCTTTTCTCCATGAAAATCACCTCTGGGTCCAGCGTACCGTTTTATCTTTCCTAAAATATCCTTCACGGGCTTATCGTCTGTGTCTACGAGATGTGCGGACACGAGTGGAATGCTAAACACCATACCCGGATCACTGGGTGGTGGCCAATCATGTTGTGTTTTGTATGTCAAGTACTTGTACAACTTATCATTGTACCAGTATTTGACCCTGATGATAGTTTTTTTGACGTTTTCTGGGACTGCCTCTTTCCTGTAGTTTATGTATTGTAATTCAGTATAGTGTTCATTGAACAACCCATCCCACTTTTTAGACTCACCTTCCCAAAATTCACCGCCTGTTTCGTACACCTTATTGTTATCAGTAAAATATTCCATAGCGGCACGTTGAATGCGGTAATCGGGTATGGCTACAAAGTTTTTGTAAACATCGTAAACCCATATGATTACGGTAGTTAAAAGATTGCGTAGCATTCTAATTAAATTATGGAGGGAAATTTTTTAAGTAGATATAACAACAAAATAGACGCATGGAAAGAGTCTATAGAAAATGACCCCCGAAACCGTTTGGAGTATGAGCGGGACATGTCTGACTATATAATAAAGTGTATGCCGTACATGAAACAACATACGGAAGACATAGACGTAGAAGTCAGTACTGATAATATCTTTAATTGTAAAGAAACGTCGGGTCTACAGAGAAAAGATATATTCAATGAATATTTAGCAGACGTAGAAAATATGACTGTGGACAAGAAGACTGAAAAGAAAACGGATGCATGTCCCACGTGCCCAAATAGTAACATCTTTCACTTTGCCGACACGAGTGAGCTCGTGTGTGACAATTGTGGTCTTATTTTAGCATCTTTAATTAGCGAAGAGTTGACGTATCGTGAAGAACAAGAGACATCGGAGAAGATCGTGAACTATTCATATAAGCGTGAAAACCATTTTAACGAATGGCTCTCACAATTTCAGGCACAAGAGACTACAAACATACCACAAGAGGTCATAGAACAATTGAGAACTGAACTCAAGAAGATTAAGATAAAGATGCTCGAGGAGATCACACACGCGAGAGTTAGGAGTCTTCTCAAAAAGCTCAAACTCAATAAGTATTACGAGCACGTCCCTTACATAACGAACATCCTGAGTGGCATAAAACCTCCGCGCATGCCACAAGAACTAGAAGAACGTCTTCGAATCATGTTTAAGGACATACAAAAACCTTTCGATGACAATTGTCCTTCATATCGACGAAATTTCCTTTCCTACAGTTACGTGTTGTATAAGTTTTGCGAGTTGTTAAGTGAAGATTCATATCTACAGTATTTCCCCCTACTCAAGAGTAAAGAGAAGCTGTACCAACAAGACGTGATATGGAAGAAGATATGTCACGATTTAAGATGGGAGTACATACCCACGATTTAAAGAAAAGAGTACTCTAAAACATAATGCATGTATACGAACAGTTTTGTGTAGACGAAGCGACGTTTCACCTAAACAAAGCGAATGAAATTCTGACTAAAGAAATAAAAGATCCTAAGAAATATTACGAAGAAACACTTAAGAGCTACAAAGACCTCGCTCGAGTCTTTCCATTCATTCTAGCAATGAGATACACCGAACTTCACACTGACGATCCGGAAACGGAGGAAAGTTTATCAGATACGCAGTCTTCAACCCAGTCAAGCGAAGGTAGTTACGACCCTGAATCTCCGCCGCGTCATTCAAGGTTTTAATCGTTTTGAACTCGAGGACGGTCTCATTATTAATGATGATGTCCGCCCTTAAATTCCCAATCACATGTCCATTGAATGGAATCGGGACTATGCGCTCCGATTCGTAAGGAATGTTCTTCGAACGAAGAAGCACTTCCATCGCATTGTGATATACTCTCTCACTGTACCCGGGTCCCAGTTGAGAATATATCTCTATAGCAAGTTCTTCTACCATGCTTTTTAAATGTGTGTTATTTTTAAGCAACATGTGGTGGTGGCCATTCAACAAACTCAAGCGCTCCTTTAGTTATCTGATGGGGGAATGATTCCTAAGTCAATGTATGTGTAATCAAAAACCAAGACAAAATGGCTCAAAACCATCTACTCAGCCTCCTCGATAAGCTCCAAGAAAAATACTCCATCCAAGACAGGGAGTACAAGGAGATCGCCCAAGCCATCGATGGAAACAATAAACCTCTCGACGTATCCGAAGCAAATATGGTGAAGATGACATACGACTTGTATGAATGTGGAGTAGAACGCGATGATGAAGAATTCTACCCAACCTTAGACTTTACGAAAAAGTGTACTTGTATATGGAACGTCGTGGAAGATAAGACGAGTTGGCACGTTTACGGCAACAAGATATACATGGGTCTGTTTAATCGTTGTGACATATACAAGAGTGAGTTAAAACTCATCATCAAAGAAATGGAAAGGGAAAAGAGTGTGGTGAGCATGACGAACCTACGTAATAGAAGAATTTGTATTCGTCCGATCTCAGTAGAAATTATTTCTTAATAAAATGTAAGATGTCTCCCGTCCAATTCGTAGACGTCAGAAACATAACTTCCGCCTCGAGCCCTCGTTTCAAGAAGGGTATAGATGGTCTTGTGAAACAGTCCAAACACGCGATCAGTGCAGGAAAGAGTACACTCAACAAGGAACTCAAGATTTATGACCAATTCATCGCGCGCGAAAAAAATTCAGGTAAGCCCGTGTACGTGAGGCTTTTCTCAGAAGTCAAGCGCATTCTTCAAGGAAAGCCCGCGTCCAAGCCCACTAGTTTAAAGAAGAGAACACCAAAAAGTACATGATGACGTGTGGTGTTTGTTGTGAACGTTATAACAAAACAAATCACAAAAAAGTATGTTGTCCTTTCTGTGATTTCGGTTCGTGTAGAACGTGTACTCAAACGTATCTACTCTCTACGACGGAAGATCCGCATTGTATGAGCTGTAAAAAAGTACACAACCGTGAGTTCGTAGATTCATTTTGTACCAAAAGGTTTCGAAACTGTGAGTACAAGAAACACCGCGAACAGATTTTATATGAGCGAGAACTGAGTCGCATGCCAGAAACGCAACCACAGGTGCAAAGAATTATTCGACGACGTCGGTTACATGCCATACAAAGGGATATATCAAACCTGTACCTGCGCATGAGGCGCAAGTATCAGATAGCCGTTCAAAATGGGGGTATGTACATCGAGAGTTATCTGAAAATGGTAGAATTCGCGACGTGGGCGTATGAGCAAATACAACAACAGTTGCACGAATTAAACACGGTACCCATAGATTCTACTGATAGAGCGGTCAAATTTACGCGTGGGTGTCCCAAAGAAGATTGCCGCGGATTCTTAGACGAAATGTGGAAATGTGGCCTCTGTGAAAGTTCATTTTGTGATATGTGTAACGAGGAGTGTGTGGAAGGGCACACATGTGACCCAGACACTGTGAAGACCATGAAACTCTTGAAAAGAGACACGAAACCGTGCCCAAAGTGCAGCACGATGATACACAAAATAGATGGATGTGCACAGATGTGGTGTACCACGTGTCAAACCGCGTTTGATTGGAGAACTGGTGCCATAGAGAAGGGACGTGTACACAATCCACACTATTTCGAGTTCAAATCGAGAACACGGGAACACGGGGATATTCCGTGTGGTGGGCGTCCTACATTCAGAGAACTCCTAGATAACGCCGCGACACCCGAAATAATGGCACTCAACACAGCCGTTGGAACTGTGGAATATCAACTGACGTACAAGTACGGTTTCACATACGGGGACAATCTAAATTTGAGAATCGCATACCTCATGAATCAAATGACCGATGATGAACTCAGAAAAGAGCTTCAAAGGCGGGACAAGTATAATGATAAGATCGGGGACATACGCAACATTTACCAGATGTTTGCGGATACGGGTGGCGATTTATTGAGGCAGTGGATGATAGATCCAGACAAAGAACAATATGTGTTAGATACAGCGTACGAACTCGCCAAGTACACGAACTCGGTCATCAATGGTATACGAAGCAGATACATGTGTCAAGTGCCTCGTTATATATTTCTAGGTAGATACTAGATGCTGTTATTTGTAAATATATTGTTATTTTTGGTAGCTTTAATTTTAATTGTACCCAGATATAGAAATCCTAGAGTCATACCAAATCTTTTATCGAAGGATGAATGTGAATACATAATATCCAAAGCTACACCAAATCTATCAATTTCTACGGTATCAAACGGCAAAACTGTAAATTTAAGAATAAGAAGGAGTGAAACCGCTTGGGTTGACTTTAAAGATGATAAAATAAATGATATAGTTATGAGGTGCCTTAAATATGTAAATATAAATGACCCTGTTTATTGTGAAAAATTACAAGTTCTTAGATACGAAAAGGGTGGTATGTATAAACACCACCAAGACGCCGAGTTGAATGATACAAATAAAAGAAAGCACACGTTCATACTCGCCTTGAATGAAGGGTATGAAGGTGGTGAGACGGATTTCCCTGTGTTGAAACGTTCCTATAAATTAAAAATGGGTGATGTGCTTTTATTTGATACATTGGATACTTGGGGTAGAATACCACAACAAGCGCTTCATTCGGGTGAACCCTTAAAAGGGGGTGAAAAATGGATAGCAAATCTATGGGTTCATGAATTTAAATATCACCCCTAGCACGCAACTTTTCGCGGTTCGCCATGTGAAGCGCTTCGACGTCTGCCTTGTTTTGGCCAACGTAAGGCACGGCATACCCTTCATCACACAACCATTTATTGACGTTGGTCCATTGTCCGTCTTCGGACACCCACACCTCCGCCAAAATGCGACCAAACTTTCCTCTGGAATCCCTTTCCGGGCATCTGAGTTGGATCTCTATATCATCCTTGTCAGATTCTACGGCCTTGAGACACCACTCCTTGAGTTTCTTCTTGGAGAGAAGACCAAAAACCTTTTCTTCGGCATTCGATGTACGCGATTCTGGAGTATCGATGCCTAGCAAACGCACGCGTTGTTTCGTACAAACATCGAAACCGAGATCGATGGTGACATCTATCGTGTCTCCGTCGACAACCTTTTCTAAGGAAGAGACACGGTAAATGAATTCACAGGGTTCTTGGGCGTAGGTGGACATATACTATGGGTTAGAAAATTATGGCGCTCCAACTCTTATACGATTTTCTGCGGGTGGTTTACGAACGTCGCTTGCGTAGCTGACTCGTCTATTGAGTGTAGCAGCTGGTTTAGATTGGTTACCAAATTTAAAATTTGCTAGTGAACCACGTTTGTTTATTATTTGGTTCATTCTTCGTCGTGCGATCTCGGTATTTTTTTCACTTTTTTTGGCGGCAATTTTTTGTTTTACTTTAGCTAAATCACTCATGGTGGTCGCTCGGTTCACTTCCTTTTTAAGGTCTCTTCTGTCCTGACCATATACACCTCCTATCATATAGTCACCTTGTTTGCCATTTTGTCCGGGTCTACGAGAATTTATATAATTTATAAGTTCGCTCTTAGCTTTGTTGAGTTTTAGTTTATTCCCCATATTTTGAAACGCTTTGGTTGCGTTAAAGTTTTGTGTGTTGTACCGATTGGCCGCGCGATTCTTCGCGAGTCTAGCCTCTTCTATAGCGCGCATCATTTGTATTTGATTGCGTTTTGACTGGTTCAATTGTTTTTGTGCTTGTCGCTGATTGAGCGTGCTCGCCTTGAGGGCCTCGCCCAGCTTTTGTCTGAGTGCGATTTGGCTACCTTGTGCCATACCCAATTGTTTCTGGAGATTCCTTTTCTGTCCCACTAAAGCCAATCTTCCACCTTCTGCGATGTTTCTCTGTTGTTCCACCCGTTGTCTCGTCGCACCTTGACCGAGCGCTTGGAAACGCATGGCGGCGCGTGCCTTTGCTTGTTGTGCGGCTTGGTTTGTCATCAACTTTTGAAGTTGACTTTGTAAACCTTGTATTTCAGCGTTTTTCTTTGCTATTTGTTCTGCGAGTTGTGTGTTTTTATTCGCTAATTGTTGTGCGTGTTGCGCGTTTTTGGCCTTCACGGTTTCAGCGAGTTGTGCGTTTTTGGCCTTCACGATTTCAGCGAGTTGTGCGTTTTTGGCCTCCACACTTTTAGTGAGTTCGGCGAGTTTTGTGGTTTTATTTTCGAGATTCCGTCCGGTGCGTTCAATTTCTTTACTTTGGGCCGTCATACTTTCAGTGAGTTTTTGAATCCTAGTAGCACTATTACGTACTATTTTGTTTGCCTGTTGTTTATACACACTGAACTGTGAACTTATAGTATTTATTTGTTCTTGTAAAGCCCTCTTTTCTTCGTTTGATAGATTTTTATTAGTTTTTAACTTGTTTCTGAGACTTTGAATTTCAGTGTTTGCTTTTCTCACATTACCAGCTAACGCATTCATTTCGCGCATGTATTCCAACTTTTCAGACTCTACTTTTCTCAAACGAGTATTAAGGTTGTTTCTGTTCTTCATAGCCTTGTTAATTTGTTCTTGTAAAGCCATCTTTTCTCTGTTTGATAAATTTTTATTAGTTTTTAACTTGTTTCTGAGACTTTGAATTTCAGTGTTTGCGTTTTCTTTTTGTTTAGTGATGTTTCTCACATTACCAGTTAACACATTCATTTCACGCATGTAATCCATCTTTTCAGACTCTGCTTTTCTCAAACGAGTATTAAGATTGTTTCTATTCTTCATAGCCTTGTTAATTTGTTCTTGTAAAGCCATTTTTTCTCTGTTTGATAGATTTTTATTAGTTTCTAACTTGTTTCTGAGACTTTGAATTTCAGTGTTTGCTTTTCTCACACTACCAGCTAACACGTTCATTTCACGCATATAATCCATCTTTTCAGACTCCGCTTTTCTCAAACGAGTATTAAGATTGTTTCTATTCTTCATAGCCTTGTTAATTTGTTCTTGTAAAGCCATCTTTTCTCTGTTTGATAAATTTTTATTAGTTTCTAACTTGTTTCTGAGACTTTGAATTTCAGTGTTTGCTTTTCTCACATTACCAGCTAACACATTCATTTCACGCATGTAATCCATCTTTTCAGACTCTGCTTTTCTCAAACGAGTATTAAGATTGTTTCTGTTCTTCATAGCCTTGTTAATTTGTTCTTGTAAATCCCTCTTTTCTCTGTTTGATAAATTTTTATTAGTTTCTAACTTGTTTCTGAGACTTTGAATTTCAGTGTTTGCTTTTCTCACATTACCAGCTAACACATTCATTTCACGCATGTAATCCATCTTTTCAGACTCTGCTTTTCTCAAACGAGTATTAAGATTGTTTCTGTTCTTCATAGCCTTGTTAATTTGTTCTTGTAAATCCCTCTTTTCTCTGTTTGATAAATTTTTATTAGTTTCTAACTTGTTTCTGAGACTTTGAATTTCAGTGTTTGCTTTTCTCACATTACCAGCTAATACATTCATTTCACGCATGTAATCCATCTTTTCAGACTCTGCTTTTCTCAAACGAGTATTAAGATTGTTTTTGTTCTCCATAGCCTTGTTAATTTGTTCTTGTAAATCCATCTTTTCTCTGTTTGATAGATTTTTATTAGTTTCTAACTTGTTTCTGAGACTTTGAATTTCTGCGTTTGCGTTTTCTTTTTGTTTGGTGATGTTTCTAACATTACCAGCTAATACATTCATTTCACGCATGTAATCCATCTTTTCAGACTCTGCTTTTCTCAAACGAGTATTAAGATTGTTTCTGTTATTTATGGATTTATTGAGTTGTTCTTGTATGTCATTTTTTTCTTTAATGGTCAAAGATGCATTGTTTAACTTTCTACGTAAGTTTGCGATTTCCATATTTTGTTTTTCCTTTTCGTTTTTCAAGAGTTCAATTTGGCTGGTGCCCCCATTGTTTAAATTTACCGGGACGTTTGTTGTTGAGGGGCTTGGTTTGTTGTTAAAAAGATTATTTGTGACATTGTTTTCATTCTTTTTTGCGCTCATCTCATTCAATTTAGCGACCACTTGTGGTACATTTAACTTACTCGCATAAAATCGGTTTTTTATGTTTTTGGCGTTATTTGAATTTTTTATGGTTGAGTTTATGTTTGCCCACTGTTTATTCTTCAAGGCCTTTTGTTTAGCGTTGATGTTAGTGAGCTCCGCATTCAAGTTAAGTTTGTTTATGTTGTTGGAACTCTTTTTACTGAATGCGTTTAAATATTCTTTTACGATTTGATCATTTATTTCGCGGGACGCGAGGCGTTCATCAATCTTTCTCAATTTTTTAAGAGTATCGAGTCCTCCTACACCAGACTTTTGAAACAGTTCACTCGAAACTTTTCTGATCACATTACTTTTTATGTTGTTCACGTATTGCGTTTGAACTTGTTCGAGTTGCTTAGTCGCGTTTTTTCTTTGAAGCGATTGTTTCTCGAATGCATTAAAGTTAGTGGAAATATACTGTTTCGCTTCCGAGTTATACATGCCCCCGTTTTTAACTTTTTGAATGTATTTCGCAGTTTTCATAAGGTATGCGTTTCTCAAGTCTATGTCACCCTTCAATCGAGACGCCTTATTCGCTTGAAACTTTACCAACTCCTCGATCTTCTCACGCTTGAGATCTTCGGGAGATTTTTTAGGTGTCGTGTTATTCGTGCGTCTCACAACTTGTTGTTGTGGTTGTCGCGCGTTACCCGTTCTTCTAGACGCACCGAGCGCACCCACGAGAGTCTTGAAACGATTGTTTTCTTGTTTACGCCTGTTCGCATTATTTTCACGCGCGCGTTCACGAACGGCGGCTTCGTAATAACTTCCACTTCGTCGAGGTTGTTGGTTGTCGTTTCCGTTTCTTCGTGGTTGTTGGTTATTATTTTCATTTCTTCGTGGTTGTTGGTTGTTCCCAAGAGATTCGGATTCACGGGAAATGTTACTGAGTGTCTTATTCTCGTTATTTTCGGGACCACCTTCATTCCTGTTTAGTTTTACGTTTTGGTTTTCATTACGAACACCATTTCCGTTCCTATTATTCACGTTAAAGTTGCTTTCGTAATTGTTGTTATTGTTTACAGAAACTCGGCGTTTAAGCGCTGTGGGTGGTTTAATATGGAGTCGGATGGGTTCGTGAACGTTCTTGGATTTCAAAACAGACACGACCGCATCTATTATTTGCGCCTTGGTCATCTTATCGTATCCAGAGAGACCCACTTTACGCGCGACGCGCTTGAGTTGTGTGACGGTAGATGTGGACGCAAAAAGTGTCTCGAAATCCTTTGGGGTCAAAGGCGACTTCCTGTCGGTCATGTACATACAATCTTTAGACAAGACCAAAGGTGGAAGTGGGAGTTTGCCGTCCTGGATGGCGGAGTACGCATTACAAATTTGGTTCCGTGTGAGGTTGAGCTCGGCACCTGTGTTCTGCTTCACGAGCTTCTTTAGATTTTTTATGTCAATCCTCGGATCGCACGCGTCCATATTGATATAAACCAACAAAAAATTACGAAGCACCCATTAGGTACATACGTATCTTGTCCTCGTAACCCATATTGAAATCAAATATATCCATATCATCTACATCTATGATTTTATTCACCTGATACGTGAGTGTGTATTCGTACCGGTTGTTTAAATTCGCCATGATGAGCGCTTCTGCGAAAGCGCGTGGATTATCTATGGTTTCTATGTATTTCGTCTTACACTTTATCTGTATGCAATAGACATCGTGTGGTGGTTTATCTAAAAATGGAGCGAGGGGTAAAGATTCTACAGTACCACCATCGACATACGTTTTATTCATGTATTTTCTAGACGAAAACACGAATGGAATGGCGATGCTCATACACACGGCATCGATCACTTTCATGTCTGGGTGTGTATCGACTGAAAAGTAATCGGTCGTGCTCGTGTTCACACAGAATGCGGACACATGTATCTTCTTCCCAAGCTGACTAAATGTGGGATCACACCCACATATCTCAACGAGTTTCCTTCTCATGGGCTCAAGGTCCACGAGACCAAATTTGTGTAAAAAACATTTCAAATTCAATTTTACTAAATCTGAAATGTTCAATCGCAACGATGTGTCTATGATGTCATCGACGCTCTTTCCAAGTGCTAACATCAAAGCGAGTATGGAACCCGCAGATGCGCCTGAAATTTCTTGAACGTCGACCAAACTATGTTCTATGGTCTTCAGATGTCCGAGCATCGCAAAGATGCCCATCGCACCCGGACCTATCGCTAAATATTTCATGGACGGTCACCTAATAGTACTTAGGAAATTGCTTTCTCAAAAGAGCGAACACGAGCGCGAAAACAACGGCGTGAACAAGGGCGGCCGCTGGACTGGTTTGTCCGGAGGTAAAGACACCCTTGGAGCCTGGTGGTAAGGTGAGTAACATACCTGGGCTCAAGACCAAGAACAAAGTCGTGGTGACGATGAGGTCAGTCTTGGTGAGGACGAGACCCATAGCCTTCGCGATCATCGAGTAGACGAGGAAGAACACGAGGGCGTGGAACAAGACCGCGGTGCGACCAGTGAGGCCGTTGCGGAACTTGATGCTGGTGCCATCTGTTCTGAGGATGATACCTGGGCTAAGCGCGAGGAAGAGTGCGGCTGGGATAGCAACTTTTTGGGAGGTAATATCTGGAAGCATGTTTATATTATATCATATTATAATTCTATGGCTCTATCATCTGAGAAACTGTAACAAAACTCGATAAAATCGTGATACTTGGCATCTTTCAAAATGTGGTGATCGAGAAACCTATCATGAAGATAGGTATTGAGTAGATTCCACATCCACCAGAGATCGTCATCAAAATAACCTCCCCAATCGTCGATGTGAAGAGGTTTGTTCATTTTAATTTCGTATTCATCGTCATCACTGTATTCGTTATCGCTCATGCGTTCCGCCGCATGGGCGTATTCGTTCCACACCATTATTTCTTATCCTTGATACCAGTCAGGGAAAGTGAGGTAGATTCCTTTACTGGTAAGTTATCGAGTATAGCCTTTAACACACTTTCGGCCTGTTGTTCGTTACCTTTGAAGTAGTTCACGAGACCTTCCATAACCGTGGTCTTGTTAAGGCCGGTCTTTCGGGAGCTTTTACGGACAGAAATCTTCCCCTTCTTGAGGTTAATGGCATCAAGACCGTTATCCATCATGAGCTTCTTGACTTGCAATTTGAGGGACTTTTCGGCCTGAACGAGGATCTTAATATCTTCTCGGGCTTCTGTAATTTGCTTGTTGAGTTCAACCAATTTAGAGACGCTGTTTGAGAGTTCATCTGACGGGACTTGAGACATTTTATATATACCTAATACCTTATTTCTTTAAGTTTACGCGCACAAACCACGTTGCATGGTGTCTGGAGCAATGGTGGAGTTATTCCACACGAAAGCATCCTTGGGGTTTGGTGGGTCCGCGCGGATTTGTTGGTTCGCGTTACGCAAAGCACCACCAATAGTTTCTGGGAAGCCAATTTGTTGGCGTGGTTCGAGGAAGTTTTGGCCGGAGAGGATGTCATCTGGAGCAAACTCACCGAAATCCTCCTGAGGCGCGACTTCACGTGGCAACAAAGAAGACGCGAGACCAGTACCCGCCTTCATTTCACAACCAACGCCGGCTTCGGCGGATGGTCCGACGGCATCGATACCGCCGATCATGGCGTAATCCTTGTCCTTAACGCTGTAAGTGGAACGGTTGTTCACGACCATGAGGTAGATAACGGCCGCGATGGCGAGGGCGATGAGCGCCTGGCGTGGCGTGACCTTTTTCATCTTCATCTTCATCTTTTATATATAGAAACAATTTTTTTATTCATCGTCCTCAATCACATACTCGTCTGGGTATGCCTCAATTTCAGGTTCTGGTTCTGGGACAACTTCTGGTTCTGGCTCCGGCTCTGGTTCGGGGGCTGGCTCTGGAACTGGGTTGACCTTCACCTGAACGAGGTTCCAAGTTGGACCGAAAGCCTTCTTCGCAAACCAAAGACCCGCGTATTCGAGCATGACGGAACATTCAGTGCCTGGAGTCAAGACTTCAAAATCCACGAGTTCCTTCTTCGCGTTGAAGATCTTGGTGGCACTGATGCGGTCGGCAGAGAGTGTATCTTCCTTGGTATACACCTTGTTGATGGTTTGTTCTGGAAGTTGCTTACCGAACCAGGTATTGCTGTTTTCGATGGCCGATTCCACGTTCTTCGCGTGGATGGCTTCAACCTTATCGACACCGACTGCGTTAGATAGATCAAACGTGACATCTGTGTCTACATCTACGACTTCCGCATTCTTCACCTGGACATATAAACGCTTCTTTTCTTCTGTGAGGGCGCTCACGTGGTAGAGACCGTCTTCACCTCTAGAGAGGGATCCGTAAATCATTTTATAGGTCATATATGGTTCAAATCTTTAACCCCTACAAATGGTATAGTGGCCGATTTACGTAAAACCTGTCTTGGAACCCACGAATCACGCACTGGTTTAAATCCATGGAGTGTTTCTTCCATCTTAAACTTTGGTGGGAGTGGAATGGGGCGCTTTGGTCTGTAGTTAAACTCGTTTTTAACGTATGAAGTTGAATCGTTCTTGACCCAGTCAAGTTTCTCCGTATTGAATCGCATGTTTCCATGTGTTCTGGTGTATCCTGAAATGTTACCCGCGTTTTGTGACGCCTTCAACCCAAACACGTATTGTTTTGATAGCTTTTCTGGGTCAGGTGTAGTGGTAAATTTTTCATACTTTCTTGGATTTATCTTTGTTGCCTGTTTAACACCCACCTTCTTGAAATTTTTGTGTGTCTTTGGTTTCTTACTGAGTGGTATGCCTACCTTGTTCATGATGGTCTCCATAGAATCGTTTGGAAGGATTTTCTTTCGAGTCACGAGCTTCGCGAGTTTAATCATCCGGTTTCTATCCTTCTCTCTCTTTTCTGGGGGACGAAGACCAAGCTTTTGCATTGTGTATGCATCTTCGATCAAGAACTTCTTGGAGGCTAATTTGATGTTATCGAACTTACCGATGACGTACTTGCCTGTGATCTTGAAAATATCAAGCGCTTGGACTCGTTCGTCCCCTACATCGAAGCCAAACTCCTTTGGTCGCATGAATGCGATGTCGAGCATACCACCTATGTTTACGTCTTCAATTCTCCCAGACTTTGGAGAAAACATGCGAATCCGCATGTCTAGTGTAAACAGCTCGATGTCCGCGAGGGTGTCTGGGCCTCGTGAAGCACCCTTCTTCTTTGGGATGAGTGAGTATCTTCGTGTGACGTATGGGCCAGTGTTTGTGTACCCAAATCCTATAAACTTTCCGGGTTTGCCTCTCTTGTCATAGCATATCTTCGCGAAGTTGGTGTTTATGCGTTTCGCGATCTCCCCGAGTTTGTTCCACAACAGGAGTTTGACAGCCTGAAGTTTACCGAAAAACTTTTCGTCTGGTTTGAACCTAGGGACAAACTTTGTGTCTATGTCTAGTGTCATGATTCTGTCCTTTGGATCGAGGTACGAATTGACCGCGTCCCCACCTGAAAGTATCAAGTCACCCATGGGGTTCATGAACTCCGTGAGTTCGTCTATCACGGAGTAGAGATCGTAGCGTATCGCGTCTGTAATGATGACACCCGCGAAATCCTTGAAATCCTTGTCTTTGTGAACACGATGAGCTCTCGCTCTAAACTTGGAGACGTCGTCTGCGTCGTAAAACTTTTTCAGAACGGGGTCGTTGAAAAACAGTTTCTTTTTCCTGAATCTGCTTATGACTCCCGGAGAATACTCCGTCTCGTCCATCTTATTATTATATCACATAATATTATGAAGTCTTGCAGTGAGTGTAGATGCTACTCATACATAGAAGATGACACAAAACATATATGCGGCGTAAAGGCGAATGGATACATATTCCCATGTAACAACCCAGACTGCTGTGTCGGTGGGTGTGTAAAGACATACGGGAAGGGAAACCAAATTCCACAGACAGATTTATATACACCGATGAAAGTACTAGTTGTTGTTGTGTTGTTAACTCTCGTCGCAACAAGCTTAAAGATGTGATACCTAAGTAAGACATAACAAGATGTCTCTTGAAACTGTTCTCACCGAAATTGCTGCCCTCCGCAACGACGTCAAGTCCTTGACCAAGATCGTTCGTAAGATCAAGGCCAAGCAAGACGATCCAGACGGAACCAAGGCTGCCTCTCGTGCGAAGAACAACGGCTTCAATCGCGAACAAGCCATCTCCCCAAAGCTCGCTGAGTTTCTTGGTGTCGAAGCCGACAAGCTCGTCTCCCGCAGCTTCGTTACCCGTGCGATTAACGCGTACGTTACTGAAAAGGGTCTCAAGCACCCAGACAACGGCCGCGTTCTTGTTCTTGACGACAAGCTCCGTGATCTTCTTCAGCCACCTGCGGACACACAAATCACGTTCTTGAACTTGCAAAAGTACTTGAGCCCACACT